CCCCCCACAAAACGAGAAATCAGAAAGATCAGGCGAGCCAGGGAGTGGCTCATGGGGAAAAACTGATTGGCGAAACTGGAGACGAAAAGCAATCGCCGGGGTAGAAGAAGGTTTCACCGGGAGCAGCCAGTTTAATAAGAAGAAATGGCTTCCCCTGTGCCAGGAAACTCAATTCAACATCAGTTACTACTGTTGCAACGTGATGAAGAAATCCCCTATGGGAATCTATCAAAGGAAGACAGGCAGGAAACCTTTCATCGGAACACTCGCCGAGGAAAGCAGAATGCGGACACAGGCATGGATCCGTCACGGATGCAATTCCTTTGAAGGTCACAAGCAGACAAGCCAACCGATGTCGTTTTGGACAGAGCAGGATGTTCTTCACTACATCAAGCAAGAAGGATTGGAGATCTGCTCTGTTTACGGAGATATCCTGGCTTCCGATGATACCGGAATGCTCTACGATCCGTTGCCCGGTGTCGAGTGCAATCTGAAATGCACTGGTTGTCAGCGTACAGGGTGTGTGTTCTGTGGATTCGGTGTCCACCTTGAGAAGGGCGAGACAAGATTCCAAATGCTGGCGAGGACCCATTCGAAGCAGTATGAGTACTGCATGAATGGCGGTCAGTGGGTAGACAACCCCAAGTACGATCCTACTGCTCCTGCTATGGACGGCGATTGGAAGAACTGGAATCCAAAGAAGATTTGGGTCCCGTCAAAGGACGGCCTGGGCATGAAGAAAGTATTTGACGATTGTAATGCCATCTATGGCAAGGATTTTATCAGATACGATTAAACGAAAGGCGAAAGAATGAAAGTATTGATAGCTTGTGAGGAATCACAAGAGGTTTGCAAGGCTTTCCGGGAACGTGGACATGAAGCATACTCCTGCGATCTCCAGGATTGTTCCGGTGGTCATCCGGAATGGCATATAAAAGGAAATGTCCTCCCTCTGATTCGTAGGGGGGGGTAAACTTCCAAACAGTTGACGGACAGTGGCACAAAACGCCGGAGCAATGGGATTTGGTTATCGCTCATCCACCTTGCACATATCTGACAGTTTCCGGTAACAAGCATTTTTCCGAGGAGAAATTCGGAGCCAAGGCTCTTGGCAGATATATGGACAGGATAGACGGCATTAAATTCTTCATGGAGTTTACCTGCTGCAATGCCAAGCGTGTAGCGATTGAGAATCCTATCGGAATCATGAGCAGTGTTTACCGGAAACCGGATCAGATAATCCAGCCGTGGCAATTTGGTCATGGTGAGACAAAAGCTACCTGCTTATGGCTTACCAATCTGCCGCCGCTGATTCCAACTGACATTGTAGAAGGACGGGAGCAGAGAGTTTTCAAAATGCCGCCGTCTCCGGAAAGATCAAAACTGCGTAGCAAAACCTATAGTGGAATTGCTTCCGCTATGAGTATTCAATGGGGAACATTGAAAGAATAAGGGGGTACAACATGAATTACTCAAAAATTAACATGGAAGTTTGCAAAGCGCTTTCGGTTGGTGATGTAGTCCGTGGGTATTGGATTGAAAGCGAAAAATACGGGGATTTGCTTGTTGTAATCATTGACGGGTTTTACGGGTATTTTATTCCGAAAGACAAGATTATCTTTGATGTGAATCGGATAAAGATGCTTGAGGTCAAGCCGTTTAACCCGGATAATTTCATAAAGAAGGAAAACGAAATCAATCGTACAAACCATTTTATCAAGTGTGACAGGAAATTCTGCCGCCGCTTTGATGGTAACAAATACAAAGTTTATGTTAATCAAAAGTTTCTTGAAATAGTGGAAAAATACCCGGTCGCATTTTTTCAGAACATTAGTACTGAAAAGGATATGTCAAAGCAGCCTGTACTTTGTGCAGAAAGAGACAGAGAAGGTTATAAGCCGATAATAATTATTTGCCCCGTTTCCGTGTTTGACGATCAGTAGAGATGGAGGAACAGCAATTATGTGGACAGAGTTTATCTTTGCCTTTGGCGGTTTCCTGGTTGGAATGCTTGTCGCTCATCTGCTTTGCGCCAAAGACTACATGAAGGGCAGTTATGATGCCCGTGAAATCGTGGAAGCACCGGAATGCTTCTGTGAGAACGGCTGCAAGTACTACGATGAAGCCTACACCAATCACGAAGACCCGGATGATGCATGGAAATGGTTGGATGACAACCACTGTTCAAGACACTGCCCGGTTATCGAAGCTCAAATCATCCTGTTTGACCAGGAAATGGAGGAACGAAAGAATGGAAATAAAGACTCTTGAGGTAGCCGGAATCGGTTCTGCACTGTTTGCCATGCGGAATCCGATGAATTCCTGGGCGAAATCGGACACTGTTGTCGGTAAGGTCGGTAAAGCAGACAAGGAACTGTCCAAGAAACTGTCCGATGCCGGAACAGAGCATTGCAAGCACCTGCGGATGATTATGGTGTGGGCGAACATCACTGCTCCATTCTATTGGTGGAAGCAAGCAGATTGCTATAGAATCGGCGTGGAGAAGATTTCCTGCTCTACGATGCACAAGCTGATGTCCAGGCCGTTGACCAGGGATGATTTTGAGCATGATGCCATCCAGGACGAATTCCTCGACAGTATTATCGAGTACATGAATGAAACTATCAATGCGTACAACGATAAATACGATTGGTGCAAGCTCACTCCGGAGCAGAAGAAAGAAGTGTGGAGAGGTCTGATTCAATCTCTTCCGGAATCTTATCTGCAAACCAGGACAGTAATGATGTCCTATGCTGCGTTGCGTGGGATGTACAGGCAGAGGAAGGGCCACAAGCTGAAGGAATGGGAACTGTTCCGTCAGTGGGTGGAAAAGCTTCCGGAAGCCTGGATGATTATTGAATAATCCAATGCAATTTGTGTTGTCCAACACAATTATTCATTAAAAACGCATTGAAATGCGTTAAATAGCAGCTTTAACGCAGAATAGGAGTATTGCGAAGATGGACAGTGAGAAAATAATCAAAGGGTTGGAAACGATTAAACAATTCTTTGGATATGGTTTGCCAAGTACGGCTGAAATGTTTGATTCGTATTACGGCATATTGAATGATGCCATTTCCTTACTGAAAAAGCAGGAAGCGAAACAAGCAATAAAGCAGACATACCATGTAATGATGAATCAGGATTATGAAAATCCTGTAGAGGTAACACGTTATGATTGGCTTTGCCCAACCTGCAAGAGTTTGTTATGTAGGGACATAGATGTGATTGATGATAATTATCATTTTTGCAAGGTGTGCGGACAGGCGGTGAAGTGGGAATGAGCCAACAATTTAATACAGACGGGTTGTTTGTATTCCCTCCGGATAATGGAGAGCCTATAACGTTGAATGCATTTGAAAGCATCGAATGTGCTATTACATTTGATGTGCGAGATTGGTCAGAAGATCGTAGAAGCGCATGGATTTACGCCATTGTATTTGGCTGGGACTATGAAGACTCATGGGATGAAGTGGCGAAGAAATTCGGGTGGGATGAAGAAGATAAAAAACGAGCGAACATGATGCATGAACAATGGATAAAGGCCAAGGAAGGTCGGTGAAGTGGAATGGCAATTATAAAGCAATGCGATAAATGCAAAACAATCGTTGATGTCGATGCTTTGATAACGATTAACAGAAAAAGAAAATGCATAAACCAACATGATGGCGAGTACATCACAAGTATACAGGCAGATTATGATCTCTGTGAAAAATGTGCAAGGGAGATTGAATTATTCTTTATCAGCGTGGAAAAAGCAGATGAAGTGATTATGACTTAAAGGCAACTGTTCGGAATTTCCGAATAGTTCGGTTAGTTCTTAAAGAATGAGACAAAACGTGGAGCCGTTAAGCTCTTCTCAATAGCGTCCGGAAGCCTGAGAGAAGATCGAAACAGACGTTGCAAGAATGACGGATAAGGCACTCCACCATAGAAATATTTTGTCTGTGATGTACTAAAGAAAAGGAACGACATTTAAAGGATGCAATAAATCAATTGGAGGAATAAATAATGACAGCAACATACTTTAAGTTAAATTGGAGGAATTATGAATAACGAATTAGAAACTGCAATAAAAACGTTCAATGAACGGCTTGAGTGTTGCCCGTTTTGCGGTAATAAAGCGGAAATCCATCACGCATTCTTGGGCAGATATATGGTTTTTTGTACGGAGTGCGGTGGATGTATGCTTTATACCGAAGAAGAAAAAGCTGAACCGATTGCGCAGTTTTGGGAATTGGTCAAGCAGTGGAACAATCGAATTATTACGTGACTTAAAGGCAACTTTAAATCAGAAAGGAGAATGACGATGGATAGATACAGATGCAAAGAATCGTTTGAGATTCCTCTCTGCGATGACGATGGACGGTCGGATGAAAATGACAGGACGATAACCATCGAAAAAGGAACGGAATGGAACGATGAAGGAGATGCCTACGTAGTCCTTGGAAAAGATGGCATACATTTAGAAGCAGATAATTATTCGTGGTTAGAAATTACAAGGGATTTGCTTGATGAGTATTTTGAGAAAATGACTTAAAGGCGATGAGAGCATGGCAATAAAGGTTATTTGTGATAGGTGTAAAGGCGAAATAAACGAAAGGTCAGACGATTATCGGAAAATCTATTTCATGTTTGGACATGACGATGATGTAGAAGAATATGACCTTTGCCCAGATTGTTTTACATCTATCAAGAGAAGCATTATTAACAACCTTCTTGAGTATGAACATCCATCACTTGAAGCATGGACAAACGGAGAATATCCGAGAGAGTGAGAAAACTTAAAGGAATCATTAGGAGGTCTGAATGATTTGGTATTTCCTTGCCGGATTTGTTTCCGGTGTGGTCGGAACGATCATGTTTATAAGGCATCTGCTTCGTAAAGTAACAAAGATGAAAGAGGTCGATAAAAATGACAAATGTTCCGGATGATCTCCGGCAGATGTGGAAGGATGTTTATGTACTGTTTGACAGTAACTATCTGCTGGAAAACACAGAGGAAGCGTGGAAAGCGTACTGGGATAAAGCAGCCAAGATCTATGGTGAGTATGCCAGCAAGTATCCGCAGATCCTCGACATGATCAACATTGCCACTGAAATCATCGAGGCCAGGATAAAGCGTGAAGAGCAACAGAATGTTGAGAAAGTAGGCTAACATGAAGATTAAGGAAATTCTGCCATTCGCGCATTGCAATTCCTGCCCGGAATTCATCCTTAACGTGAATGAGCAAGTTGTTTTAGACGCAGAGAATCTCCCCACAAGAGAACTCACTGTCAGATGTAAGAATCAGAGAAACTGCACATTTTCCATTACGCCGAACTATTGCAAGACGGAGGTGAAACATGAGTAAGCCTGTTCTTTTCGCCGGTACAAGGCCATACGGACGGGCAGAAAACATATCTGCTCTGTACGATGCCTACCAGGGCGAGAAAAAGTACATTGAGGTCAGCGGTAAAAACATCCATGAGGACATGAAATCCGGAGAATTCGATGTACTGGTGATCGATGATTTCCCATCTGTTTCTCCCGGTAAGTGCATCATGATATGGCACGCTATCCAGGGTGGGAAGCATATCGGATTTGATCAGAACTATCCGTACCTTAACGAAGACAGAGCCAAACAGATTGACTATGTCATCGCAGCAGGTCACGGAGCTGTTCCGATGTGGTCACAGTGTATGCATATGCCGGAGGACAGGATCCTGCCCCTTGGAATGCCGAGAACGGACCAGTACATCGGAAAGAAGAAGGGTGACGGACACACTGTTCTCGCCGGAAAGAGAGCCTATCTGTTTGTTCCGACATTCAGATGGTTGGGAGAACCGAATCCCATCATGCTGGACTACGATTGGCTGGACGAGCAGCTTTACGATGATGAAATCCTGGCAGTGAAATCCCACATGGCTGGTTACAGTATTCTTGATAAGCGGTACAAGCACATCATAGAGCTTCCGAAGATGGCTCCATCTGCCCCCTATCTGTACGATTGCGATGTGGTGATCACTGACTACTCGTCCATTATCTTTGACGGATATCTGCTGAACAAGCCGTCCGTACTGATAGAGAAGCAGAAAGGTTATGTGGATACCAGGGGAATGTATATGCAGTATCCGAAGCAGTACAGTTCCTATATGGCTCATAATGAACAGACACTGCTTGATTATATTCGGAGAGCCAGGTATGAGCATGATCTTGCCCCCATGTTAGGGGATATTGAGAACAGATGTATGAAACGGGTTGCTGATATGTGCGATGGTCACAGTTGTGAACGGATCTGCAATCTGATTGATCTGATGAACGGAGAGTGAGAGTATGAGCCTTATAGAAAAGCTATCATGGATTCCAAAGGACAGTTTACCTTCCAGCGTTCAGTTTATCTGCCCCTATTGCAGCCAAATCAATTTCTTCTATCACGGAAGCACCAGCAAGACCAGGAAGAGCGGTCACTATAAATGCTGCTTGCTGAAATTCTGCGCGGTATGCGGTAAAGAGGTCGCTCCGTATGACGAAAAAAATTTCCACAAAAAGGCAAAGGCGGTGAAACAGGATGGATAACCAGCGCATTGTTGTTTATTCCGGGACCCGGAATGTTTACGAGCAGATGTATGTGTCGCTGAAGAGCCTGCTGGCTAACACGCAGGTGGATATGGTTCTGCTCTTCATCGAGGACGATGAATTCCCCTACCAGCTTCCGGAGAACGTGAAACCGATGAACGTTTCCGGGCAGGAGATTTTCCACGCTGATTCTCCGAACTACCGGAACAACTGGTCCTACATGGAACTGCTCCGGTGTTCCCTGGGAGTCATGCTCCCGGAAGAGTTTCACAAGGTCCTGTGGCTGGATATCGACACCATCGTGAACGAGGACATCGGAGAACTGTTTGATATAGATCTCACTGATTACTACTATGCCGGTGTTATGGAACCGAAGAAGTGCCTTGGAGTCTTCCGGTACATCAATGTTGGCGTGGTGATGATCAACCTGGACCTGCTTCGGCAGAACATGAAAGAGATCGATATCATCAATTATCTGAACAAGTACCCTCTGACATGGCCTGGGCAGGATGCAATCAATATGCACTGCCAGGGATACATCAAGCTGCTGGACAGTGAATTCAACAGTTGCGGATACACGCAGCCGTGTATCAGACCAAAGGTTTACCATTTTGCAGCTACACCGGCAGAGCAGTACAAGCAGAACTGGGTGTACAAGAAGTATGAGCAGATGAACTTCAAGTTTGCTGATGCGGAGGAACAGGCAGATGAAGAAGAACATCCGTGAAGCAACGGGCATCATCATTGAGAGGAACAATGAATACCTGGTATGCGTAGACGTTGCTACAGGGCGTTTACGCTGGAGCAATAGTCCGTATGATGCTTGGATCACCCGTAGGCGTGAGAGTGCCTTTAAGGTGGCTTCCAAGGTCAATGGGACACGTTTCCTGTTCAATCCTATTGCAGGACAGATCCGCAGGATGGAGATGTGAGCCATGACAGATGATGATCGCGTTTTCTACATTGGTCTGTTCCTTTCGGTATTCTTTACGGCTGCTATCAGTATGTTAATTTCATTATGAGGAGTGATGAACCATGAGTAATCTTATCAAAAGCAGTGTCCCGGTACCGGAACTGCTTGCCGGGTTAGCAGAGGAATGCACTGAACTGGCCCATGCAGCGCTGAAGCTTCGCAGAGTGTATGACAAGACGAATCCTACTCCTGTCCTGGAAGATGATGCGCTTGACGATCTCTATGAGGAGATAGCAGATGTAAAGCTTTACTGCTCCATGCTTTCCGTCCCTCCGAGCTACATTTCCAAAATCATGCAGCAGAAGGAGAAGAGGTGGGAGGAACGGCTCATGAAACAGAGGTGAGCGCAGTGCTAAAAAAGGTATTACATGATTTTGAATTCAGAACAGAACCCGTTTACAGGAATATGCCATTGACAAAAGTCTTTATAGATGGATTTGAGATAAACGGGGTTGTTTCTGCTGATATTCAATACAGGATAAATGAAATACCAACTGTTATTCTTGAACTCCTTTGCGGAAACATTGAAGGAAAACTGGAACAGATTAACTACGAGATCCTTGCTAACAAACTGTCAGAAAGAAGATGTGATGACGATGGCTGAACAAAGTACATTTATCAAGCTGGACAGAAACATCCTTCGCTGGCGGTGGTTTCAAAATGGTAAGGTTCTTCATGTTTTCCTGTTTTTACTGCTCAATGCCAATGTCGAGGACCATGAGTTTGAGAACGAAATTATCCATAGGGGTGAGGTTGTAACCAGCCTCGCAAACATAGAGAAATCAACGGGTTTGACAACTTCACAGATTCGTAACATAATTTCGACACTCAAACGAACAGGCGAAATAACAAGCAGATTTACCAACAGATATCGAGTAATTACAATAGTTAACTACGATAAGTACCAAGAGAGTCGGCAATCAAAACGACAGGCAAACGAGCAGTCAACCGACAGTCAACCGACAAGCAACCGACAACAATATAAGAATATAAAGAATGAAAAGAATGAAAGAATGAATAAAGGGGGTCGCAAAGCTCCCCCCGTTTCCCCCTCCGGGGAATCCCCTACCGGGGACCCGGAACGTGGGACGAATGAATTCAGAGCCAAGAGTCATCTGCTGCTGAAGGAGGACGAAGGGACAGTGGATGATATCCCGTATCAATATCGCAAGATGTTTGACAACTTCCAAGACTACTGGAGGTACAGGAACCAATGAAGTACGTTATGAACCTGGATGACCTAAACGGGTTTTGCGAATACATCGGAGCAGAGACGAAGACCAAGGGCAAGGATGTGTTCTTTCGCTACTGCCCCCGTTGTGGGAATAACTGCCCCAAGGATGACGAGTGGAAGTTCAGTGTGAACTGGAAGACCGGAGCCTTTGGGTGTTTGCGAGGATCCTGCGGTTATCATGGGCATTTCGTTGAACTCTGCCGGGACTACGGATACCGGCTTGGGATGGATGCGGAGAGACAGTACAAGGAACTGCCACAACCGCCGGGAAGGATCGTTCCGAAAGACTCTGCCCTTGAGTATCTCGCAAACAGGGGGATCAGCAAGGCAACGGCAGAGCGGTACGAGATCACTGCCTACGAGGAAAGGCCGAACATACTGTTCTTCCCGTTTTTCAACGAGTACGGCAAGCTGGTGTTCATCAAGTACCGGAACATGGCGTACCGGAAAGGCATGAAGGGGAGTAAGGAATGGTGCGAGGAAGGTGGGCAGCCGATTCTGTTTGGCATGAAGCAGTGTACGGACACAGGGACCCTGGTGATCACTGAAGGGCAGATGGACAGTTTAAGCGTGGCTGAAGCTGGGATACCGAATGCCGTTTCTGTTCCGATGGGCATGAACGGGTTCACATGGATTCCGAACTGCTATGAATGGCTGAAGCGGTTTGAACGGGTGATCGTGTTCGGAGATCTTGAGAAGGGACACATGAGTCTGCTTGACACGCTGAAGCAGCGGCTCCCCAATCGCGTATTCGCGGTCCGGAAGGAAGACTACTTGGGCGAGAAGGATGCCAACGACATTCTGCGGTCCTTTGGTGCCGATGCGGTGCGGAAGTGCATAGAGAACGCAGAGGAACCAGGGGTCGGATACATCAAAGAACTTGCTGATGTTGAGGACATAGATCTCAATATGCTTCCGAAGGTCAAGACCGGGTACCATGAGATTGATTCTGCCCTCGGCGGTGGGATCTGCTTCGGACAGGTCTGCTTGTTGACCGGGAAACGTGGTCACGGGAAAAGCACGTTCATGTCCAACATCTGTGCGAATGCCCTTGAGCAGGACATTGGGTTCTTTGCTTACTCCGGAGAACTCGCTGACTATCACTTCAAGCGATGGCTCAACTGCCAGCTTGCCGGGAATGACTACATGATCGCTGACAAGAACGAGTTTGGTGACACTGTTTACACAATCGACAGTGAAGCGAACAGGAAGATCAGCGAGTGGTACCGGGGACGGGCATTTATTTTCGACAACGGTTGCTTGGACGTGGACAGTGACGAGGAGAACAAGGCAATCACCGATATCGTCAAAGAGGTCGCTGCGCGGAGGAACGTGAAACTCATCTGCATCGACAACCTCATGACGGCGATGGACACTGTTGACGATCAGAACAACCTCAACCTGGCACAGAGCAATTTTGTGGGTGAACTCAAAAAGATCGCTGTGAAGTACGATGTGGCAATTATACTGGTCGCGCATCCACGGAAGAGCGGTAAGGACCAGCAGGTGGATTTTGACAATGACGATGTCGCTGGTTCCGGAGACATCACGAACAAGGTTGACATTGTGATGAACTACGGACGGGCCAAGGATGGTGCGGATCATGACAGTGAACTGTCAATCAGCAAAAACCGCTTGGCTGGTACCCTCCGGATGGGCAAGAACCGCATAATGCTTAACTATTCTGCCAAGACGAAACGAGTTGTTGGAATGCGTGAGCTGGGTAAGCACTATGGTTGGGAAAAAGGGTACGCTGATGGCTCAAAAATTGATGTTCCATTTTAAGGCTATTTTCCGGCGATTCTACCCACGTCTAATATTCGGATGAGAATTAGGTCATCTGAATATGTCGACGAGGTAATAGGTGCCTTACAAAGCGAATTAGAGGTATTGTAGGGTCAAATCTAATTTTATTTGTGCATGGGAGTGATAAAATGGGTGCCAACAGGCAGATGAGACGGCAACAGGAACGGAATCAGATCCGGGATTGGAAAGCCAAAGGTCAGTACGGGCAGGTCATGAGTCTGCAACGTAACGGAATCCAGGAAAAGGATTTGGATGCTGCTTACAAAGACGGGTACGAAAATGGGTACACATACGCTGCTACAGGGTTCTTCAAGCTGATGTACGCAGCGATTGCCAAGGAACTGCACGAGTCCGGGAACGGGAACGATGAGATCATTGATTTCCTGCACAACGTGGACCACAGGGTAGCGGTAATGTTTGATGCCGATGAAGAGATCGATGAGGTGTTCACTACTGTCGGAATCCGGCTGAATGTGGACAAGAATGCCATTGATAGAGTTGAGGTACTGTAGTAACATCTGTTAGATTCATCAAACAGGTACGAGTAACCAAAATTGGAGGTATATTGCGATGGAAACAGGTACGGACAAGACCAACGAAAACCAGGTACGGAAGATCAAAACAAGGTGCTATTACACTGATTTCATTAATCACATGATTCGGTTCTATCTGTCCACGCCGGAATCGTTGAACATGGAGGGAAAGCGCAAGGCAGATGTGGACAACTGGATTGCGGTACAGGATGTGTGGAGGAGATTAGGTGCGGATGAACGCGAGACGCTGAAAACCATCTACGGCCTTCATCACAGGGTTTCAGAAGGGGTACGGATGTACTGCGAGAAAACGGGTGCGGATCCGTATAAAACATGGGTGCTGATAACGAAAACCTGTGCCAACATCGCGAAACGTAGGGGCCTGGTGTAAACGGGTACGGGTTAGACATGAATAACAGGTACGGGTAGAGGAAAAATTAGGTACGGGTAAACAGAAAATTTAGTACTGCTATACATCAGAACAGGTACGGATAAAAGTAGGTACGGGTTACATAAAAAAATGCCGCCAACCGGGAACGGATGGCGGTTTTTGTGTCATCTGTTAGTTATTTTTAGGTACGGGTGAAGCAGAACAGGTACGGGCGAGATCTTCCCGGATGAGCTGCTTGATGTACCCTTGCATGGATGGTACGGATGCCAGCTTTTCGATGATATCAGCATCGTATACCAGGTGCATTTTGAGAAGATACTGCTTCATATGGGTCTTGTCGTATTTATTTTTCGCGATAGTTGCTTTGGTAGCCATAATAATCCCCCTTCATACTGTCCGGATATACCCATATAATAGCATGGTATATACCGGATGTCAAAAGCCTTACCGATGGATCCTGTTAACCGGCTTTCTGTTTACCGGATTTCAGCCGGTTTTCATACTGGATCATGG